ACTATAGTTTTGAGGTTTCTATGAACGCTGGATTCTTGAGACCACCAACAATTGTTCCTGTTAACAACTTGCAAATTGATAGCACTTTGACTGGTGTAGCAACTAATGTTGCTGCTCAAAACCTCCCTGCAGCACTAAATATCAATGTGGACGTTAAAACTCCATCATTAACCATGATTTATCTTATCCGAGCTTTCTAATGAAGTTTTTACAAAAAGAAAGAGCAAAATTAGGATCTGCTCCTGGAACGATTATCCAGTGGTCTACTCCCGTTTTGGATAATGATCCAGATTCATCAAATAACGTCACTGATTTACCAGCTGGTTATTTGAAGTGTGATGGGTCAATCTATAGCAGTAGGCAATATCCGCAACTAGCGCAAATTCTAGGTACTGGTGCTGGTAGTCTCTACAAAAAAGATGATCAAACTCTAGATGATGATCAGTTTCAAGTTCCAGATTTAGGATCTAAACATATTGAGGCATCTGTTGGTGCAAACATTGGTTCATACAGAAATGATACAAAAGTAACTGGAACAGATACCGTAGTACAGAAAGCAGGTGTTGGTGTAGATATTTTCTCTAATATCGGTGATACAGCACAGGTGGGATTCAACGGTGTTTTTACTGTACCATCACAAAACTTTGCTCTAAATGGTAATGTTGGTTGGACTTTCCCAACATCATCTGAGACTGAGAGTGTTAGTGATAGAGCGATCGGTCCTCACATGCACTATTCTTCCACGGGTAGAGTTGCAGTTAAAGAGGCACCTGGATTTGGTAATACTTCTAGACCATATTATTTACGTCCAGAAGATGCTACAACGGCATCACCTGATTGTAATTCAATTGGTGAAGCATATCATAGTCGCGAAGGTCAAGGTCCCAATTACTGTAATAACACCTGTGAGAACTTTCAGGAGTCGTTTATTGGTAACGTGGAGGGATCTTCTTCTCAGTGGACAACTTCTAAAACGATCTCTACCATCACTGCAGCAAACTGGCCAAACACTGCTACAATTAACGTAGGTAACTTAAGACCATTTGATACAGTACCACAAGGTGCTCAGATTGCATATGCAACTGCTAGAAACACTGAGCAGGTAGTTGAATCTCCACCTGGAACAGATACTACTGACCTTACGTCACACTCTCATAGACTTGATAGAGATTTTACTGAAACTGATTATGAAGCGACAACTGATGTCGGAACCATCAGACCTGATGGATTGAGTGCTTCTGTTAACGTTAGAACGTCAACAGCGACTAAATTTGATGATGTTGTCTCTCCATATATCGTTGTTGAATTTCTAATCAAATACTAAAATGGCTGTACGATTAAAAGGTAGTTACACACATCATTATTCAGATCAGATAGGAGACTCTGGAGCTCCAATCGGTTCAATTTGTTGTGTGTTTGTAGATGCTGGTAGTGCTACATCTGCTACAACGGATGATGTTGCAGATAATTATCCTGGTTGGTTGTACTGTAATGGTGCTTCGGTTAGTGTAGAGGATTATCCTCTATTGTTTGAAGTTCTTGGTAATAAGTATGGTGGAACAAATCCACAATCAGTGAATTTGCGCGACTGGGGAAGCACTGCAGGTAGTACAGTTAGTGCTACATTTAATCTACCTGATCTCAGAATGAAGAGATTAAATGGTCCTGGTGGTGTCGATGGTCCTGGTTCTATTACTCCTGATAATTCTCAGATGCAGGTTGGTGATACTGGTGGTGAGTGGTATATCTCTAGATCAAGACAATTAGATGAATATACTATTGGAACTGTTAGAGTAGAAGGATATGATACATGTGTTGACTTCATCGATGGATCTTTGAGTGGTAACACACAAATTACTGTTGGACCACTACAATCTAGACCTCTAACTGGTCCACCACCACACACTCACTTGCTGCTTAATAGTGAGGGTGACCAAAGACAGGGTATGAAGAATGGTGACGCTCATGGTGGTAACACTTTTTCACCAAACTACATCTCAAACAAAGCAGCAGTCTCTCAGTTTGACCCAGCACAAGGTATTCAAGCTGAGCACAGTCACTATCTTGCTGAATATAATCCAGTTAGGATTGGATCTAATGAGCAGTATTCATATGATACAACTGTAACTTATACTAATAGTCCAACTGCATATTCAAATGTGTTTGGTGCTGATAAAGTAAATGATGGTACTACTAATGATCAAGGACAAACAGTTGATATGGAGGAACAGTTCGTTATCGACATTAACCCAACACAGGCAGGTATCACTCTAAACTCTGGTACAATCACAATGACTGCGGCAGAACAAATTAGTGTTGTTGCATCAATTGTACCTACCACTCCTGTCCCACTTGTGCTAAAATACTTTAGGGTCAAATATTTAATTAAAGCTTGGTGAAATAGATTATGCCGATTACAACTCCTGGGTCATCTAATTTTAATGAGATGTTGAACCCAATCATTCCCGTCAACCTAATGGGCGGAAAGGGAAATTTTAATGATTTTGTTGGTGTTTGGGAAAACTTTGTTCCAGAATCAGTTTGTACAGAACTTATTGACTTCTTCAAATGCTGGAAAGAAAATGCAACTACTGCGAATGAAGAGCGCGACTTGAAGTTGTTGGATATCGCAGATGCATCAACTGAAGCTTCTAGTGGTCAAACACAATTCTCTTCTGGTCATCTTGGGAGAAGAGATCTTTCTCTTATGATTGATAACATGAGTGTTCCTCTTTCAAATACTGTTAATCAGTATTTGCAGTCTTGTGTTAATCATTATTGCAGAGAATATCAGGCACTTGGATCATCGCCTATCACATCTTGGTCGATCAAGATGCAAGAAACTCCTGCAGGTGGTGGATATCACGTTTATCACTATGAGCGTGGGTCTTTTAATGAATCAGCGAGAGAATTGGTTTGGATGATTTATTTGAATGAAGATTTTGATGGTGGTGAAACTGAATTCTTTTATCAGAGAAGACGCATCAAACCTTCTAGAGGAACTGTAGTTATTTGGCCAGCTGGATTTACACATACACATCGAGGCAATCTAGTCCTCGAAGGTACTAAATATGTTGTAACAGGATGGTATTATCAGCAACCCGTTTAACATGAATATCACAAATAAAACCGTTATGATTAGTGGTCCTAGCAGGACCGTACAGAGAGGAACATTGACCGTTACAGTCACTGAGTCTGACTGGGAAAGATATATTGTCCCACTTGTCTATCCTTTGTGGGATTCAGATAAGGATGTTCTGATGTCTTTTACATATCGTGATTTACCAGAAGAACAATTCTTCTGTGAGAAGAAAAAGTATGTTCGTAATCATACAACGGGAGAATATTTCTGGAAGGATTACATTTTTAGTGAAGTTGATCTTGATGTTGCACGTAAGTTAGCGACAGATATCAGTGAAGCAGTTGACGCTATCGCATCAACAACAAAGAGAGATGTTGATGAGATGTTTAACACCATCATGAAAAGAGAAAAGGGTCTTTCTCTTGCACGAATTAAAGCATGGAGAAACTTCTTCCTATTCTCTTCTGATTGGACTATGCTGGAAGATGCTCCAATTTCAGCAGAAGAAAAAGAACAGTGGAAACTGTATCGTCAGAAGATTCGTGCGTTGCCCGATCTATTTGATGCTGGTACTAGTGTTCTTGCTGAGGTTCATATTCCTATTGATCCAATTGTTTACAGAAAGAATTATTTGCCTTATAATGATGGGGCAACTTACCTTGGAAGCGATGATCAGTTTATCTGGTTCCCAGGTAAAGATGGACTCCCTGGTGGAGCATTAGACAGAGCAATGCATGAGTATATGCATCTTGCTATTAAGATGTCTAGACCATCCCCAATGTTTAATGTTCCTAATGTCTCCCATCTTACAGATCCAATCGATGCATTGGTAGCAGAGATTGAACGTGAACAAGCACTACTTGATGAATTGAGAGCACAACAAAATGCAGCTTCGTCGGATTAAATGGTTAGATGATGTGGTCTGTGATCACATCGGTAACTTTTATGATTTTTGTGAATTTAAGGATGGTTCTAACACTGGACCAAAGAATCGAGAGATCAAAAGAAATGTAGAAATGATCGACAAAGATCTTAAAGCAACGTCTTTGTTGATGGATCAATTTCACAAACATCCATTCATGCAGGCACTATCATTACGTCATGTAAGTGTGCCTTTGTTTGCAGAGTATAGATCTGAAGAGGAAGGTCACTATTCATTTCATAATGATGCTCCCATCATGCATGACCTGAGAACTGATCATTTGTTCATTACTGCTATCAATGATGAAAGTGAGTATGAAGGTGGCGACCTAATCATTCGTTGGGGAACTGAGAACCTTTCATTCAGACTTAAGAAGGGTGAAGGTATTTTGGTTGATCCAAATTTATGGCATACTGTAACTCCAGTCACAAAAGGCAAGCGAAGAGTTTGTATTATGTGGTATGAGAGTTTGATTCGTGATAGCACGATGAGAGAACTATACTTTGATTATGTTGATCTTTGTTATCGAGCAATGCAATGTATTGATCTACAGAAATGGAATGAAGTATGTGATATCGATGTGGCTACATATTTCAACGGCATCAAATATAAAATTCTAAGAGAATATGGTGATGCATACCCAGGAAAACATTCCCCTGATGGTGATGTTACTGTACAACTAGACAACAAATCCTATGAATAACTTTCTCACATTACAAGAACTCATCTCTGACTACGCTGTAGCAAGAGAAAAAGTTTTAATTTGGTTTGATGCTAAGGGCATTCGTAAACTGGAGGATGCTGGAAATGTAGATAAACTAAATCAAGTTTATGCTTTCTATCGTGAATTCCTGCCTGATGATGTTTACGCTGAGTTCTTTAACTCTTCTTTTGGAACATTTGAGCGTCAAGATCCTATCGTTGCACAAGATCTAGTTGAAGATTGGTTCCCACCTGTAGAGACTCTTCCCGACTCAGATTATTATATTTACTCGTGCGTCTTCGCTAGAAATGGTGTAGTTGCGTATGAAAATGTTACGCCAACTCGTCAGGGAGATACTGACTGACGAACCATGACGCTCCCTGTTCATTAATACCATGATATTGAACAGAGTGGTCAATACCTTCTAGTTTTACACCAAACCATCCTTGCGGTTCTTTTGTGAGTAAATCTTTATCTCTTTGAGGGGTCAGTGTTACTGATCCCTTTTTAATTTCATATGGTAGATTGTACTCAACACATGCTGGTTCATATGGTTTGGTCTTCCATATGTTATACATCAGTGTGATTCTCTTCTCACCAGGATACATCTCACCATAGTTTGAAGGAACTCCATGAAAATAAGGCATTGCCCAAGTTATATGTTTACCTGCTTTAGGTGAACTCCAAAATGACCATGAGTCTTCGCCTGTAATATAAACACCATCAGTTTTACTCCAGTCATGGTATTGATCCAACAGAATTGTGGGTTGACCTGAGTTAGTTAAATATGTTACAGTGCAGAATGGAGCAGGATAATACACACCATCTTTGTTAAACCTATCCAGATCTCCATCTACATGGAAATACCAAT